AGGCAAGGGTGCTAAAAAGAAATTATACATTGAGGGTGTTTTCCTTCAGGGAAACCTCAAGAATCGTAATGGAAGAATGTATCCAATGGAAACTCTTTCTCGTGAGGTAAAAAGATATAATGAAACCTTTGTTGGTAAGGGTCGTGCTCTTGGAGAGCTTGGTCATCCAGACGGACCTACCGTAAATCTTGATAGAGTTTCTCATAAAATTACTTCTCTTACTCAAGAAGGAAATAATTTTAAAGGTAAAGCACAGATTCTCAATACTCCAATGGGTAAGATTGCATCTTCTCTTCTTGATGAAGGTGTGATGCTTGGTGTTTCCTCCCGTGGTGTTGGATCACTTAGAGAAGATCGTAATGGGTGTAAAGTTGTCGGTGAAGATTTTCAGTTAGCAACTGCTGCTGATATTGTAGCAGATCCCTCTGCTCCTGATGCTTTTGTTAACGGAATTATGGAAGGAAAAGAGTGGGTATGGGAAGGTGGAATCCTTCGTGAACAACTTGCAGAGAAAACTCAGAGAAGAATTAATACTCTTGTTGACCAAAAAAGACTTGAAGAGCATAAGTTGAACTTATTCAACGATTTTCTCTCAAATCTTTAAATTATAAATAAATATAGATTAATACAAATCTATAAATCAAATGTCCGTTGGTAGCAATTTACAAGAAATGGAAAACGTAGTAACCAAAGGGGCAGCTCCTGCCGATCCAATGCCAACTTTGTCTGGGTCAACACCTGGGCAACCTTCTGTAGAAGATCTCGGCGGTCCTACTCCAGAAAACTATAGAGCAGACGATGACTCTGCTAAACTCAAAGAACCTACTCTCGCAACAGTTAAAGATGTTGTGAATAAAGCAGCTAAACCTGCTGAACCAATGCCTAAAATGGCAACGGAAGAGGAAGAGGTTGAAGGAGATGTGGTTTCTGAAGAAGAAACTGCCGAAGAAGAAGTTGTTTCCGAAGAAGAAACTACTGAAGAAGAAACTACTGAAGAAGTAGTTGCCGAAGATTCTATTGATATCGAAGAAGATGTTGAGGCACTTCTTGCTGGTGAAGAACTTTCTGAAGAGTTCCAAGAAAAGGCACGCACTATTTTTGAAACTGCAATCAAGGCAAAAGTTGCCGAGATGAAGGAAGAAGTTCAAAAGCAGTATGAAAATGCACTTGTGGAAGAGATCTCCACAATCAAAGAAGAACTAACTGATAGAGTTGACGCATACCTTGAGTATGTTGCTGACGAATGGATGTCTGATAATCAGATTGCAATTGAAAAGGGTCTTAAGACCGAAATGACTGAATCGTTCCTGACTGGAATGAAGAGTCTTTTTGAAGAACATTATGTAACTATTCCTGAAGAGAAATATGATGTACTCTCTACTATGGTAGAGAAATTAGATGAGATGGAAGATAAACTCAACGAGCAGATCGAAAGAAATATTGCTCTCAATCAAAGATTAGCTGAGTCGGTTGCTGATGTAATCTTCTCTGAAGTCTGTGAAGGTCTTGCACTTTCGCAGAAAGATAAACTCGCTTCTCTTGCAGAAAATGTTGAGTTTGATAGTGAAGACAACTATCGTGAGAAACTGGTTACTCTAAGAAATTCTTATTTCCCAGAAAATACTAGTGCTCAAAGAGACGAATCTGATACTATTTCAGAGCAAACAACAGAAACCAAAGAACCTGTTTCGGGTTTGATGGAATCTTATCTAGACACTCTGAACAGAGTCTCTAAAAAGTGAATTATTAATTATAAATCAAACTAAAACTTTTAAAGAGGTAAAAATCAAATGCAAATGCCTAATTTAGAGCATCTGCAGGAGAAGTGGGCACCTATCCTCAACCACGAGGGTATGGAAAAAATTAAGGATAATCATCGTGCGATGGTTACCGCCCAACTCCTGGAGAACCAAGAACAAATGCTTCGTGAGGAAAGAGAATTCCTTTCCGAAGCACCTACTAACTCCGGTTATGCACCAAGCTCTGGTAACGTACAGGGATTTGATCCAGTTCTGATCTCTTTGATCAGACGCGCAATGCCTAACTTGATCGCATATGATCTTGCTGGCGTTCAACCAATGAATGGTCCTACTGGACTCATCTTCGCAATGCGTTCCAGATACAGTTCCCAAACTGGAACTGAAGCATTCTTCGATGAAGCAGATTCCGCATTCTCTGGTCAGAGAGAAGGATTTGATGCTACTCAAGCACAACGTTATGTTGCCAACTCTGATGTTGAGTCTGTTGGTTTCGGTACTACCGCACAGTCTGGTTCCAATCCTGGAGCACTGAATGATTCTGGTGCTGTTGGTACCGATTATAATGTTGGTCAAGGCATGGGAACCTCTGATGCAGAGGGTCTTGGAGAGACTAACAATAACTTCAACGAAATGGCTTTCTCGATCGAGAAAGTCACCGTTACTGCTAAGTCTAGAGCACTCAAAGCAGAGTACTCTTTAGAACTGGCACAAGACCTCAAGGCAATCCATGGTCTGAATGCTGAGGCTGAACTCGCAAATATTCTCTCTACTGAGATTCTTGCTGAGATCAACCGTGAAGTCATCAGAACCATCTATAAGTCTGCTGAAAAGGGTGCAACCGCTAACGTTGCCACTTCTGGTATATTTGACCTCGACGTTGACTCTAACGGTCGTTGGTCTGTTGAGAAGTTCAAGGGTCTGATCTTCCAGATCGAGCGTGATGCTAATGCTATCGCACAGAGAACCCGTAGAGGAAAGGGTAACATGATCCTTTGCTCTGCTGATGTTGCTTCGGCACTCACCATGGCTGGTGTTCTCGATTACACCCCTGCTCTCAACGCTAACCTCAACGTTGATGATACCGGTAACACCTTTGCTGGTGTTCTTGCTGGTAAGTATCGTGTTTATATCGATCCTTATGCCGGTGGTCAGAATCCAGTTTCTGGTTCCGCAAGCAATGGTCAGTATTATGTCGTCGGTTATAAGGGTTCTTCTCCTTATGACGCAGGTCTCTTCTACTGCCCATATGTTCCTCTCCAAATGGTTCGTGCCGTTGGTGAGAACACCTTCCAGCCAAAAATCGGATTCAAGACTCGTTACGGTATTGTTGCTAACCCATTTGCCGGTGCTACTCAGGGAACTCATCCTGGTGCTCTCAAGCAAAATGACAACCGTTACTACAGAAGAGTTCAGGTTTCAAACCTTATGTGATCTACGGTTCACATATTTTTTACAAAGGAGGGTCTTCGGACCCCCCTTTTTTTATCTAAATACAAGTAAAAACAATGGCATCAATATTTGATAGGCAGATAGATAATAGAAATTTTTTATCACCTATTGGTTTTAAGTTTACTATTGCCAAAGAACCAAAAGTTTCATTTTTCTGCAATTCTGCTAGAATACCAGAAATTACTTTAGGAACTGCTATTCAACCAACATATCTAAAGGATATTGATGTTCCTGGAGAAAAATTAACGTATGGAGATTTTTCACTGAGATTTTTAGTTGATGAAAATTTGGAAAATTATATGTCAATTCATAATTGGTTAACGGGTCTTGGATTTCCAGATTCTGCTCAAGATTATAGAGATTTAATAACTAATGAAGATAATTATGAAGATATAGAAAGGCAGTACAGTGATGGTAGTCTTCATATATTGAATAGTAATTTCAGAGATACGGCTATAGTAAAATTTTCAAACTTATTTCCAATTAATTTAACCTCCTTAGAATTTGAAGCAGACAATACAGACTTAAACTACTTTACAGCAGAAGCAACCTTTAAGTATACTATCTATGATATACTAGCACCAGATAACAGAACACCCTTATGAACCTTGAGCAAATTCAGGAGATGTGGCAGAAAGATTCTGTTATTGATCCTGACAACCTACATGATGAATCATTAAAAATTCCTCAACTCCACTCAAAATATTATACCATATACAACACAATTACTCTGTTAAGAGAAAGAGCAAGAGAAACTTATAATCGTGTTAGGTTGGAAAGATATAACTATTATGCTGGAAAGGCACCTGCAGAGGCATATGAGGAAGAG